CACCTCTGCCATGATTTCTTCGCGGTAAGCCATCTGCTCGGCTACCAGACGCTCCTGCTCGCGCAGCTGAGCATTCACCATCGACGCAATGATCTGCTCCTCGGTCAGACCAGCACGAGCGGCTCGGGCCTCCGGGTCAGAGCCCATCCCGGTGAGCGATCCGAGCGCCATCTCGCGCCGAGCGTCACGGGCAGCAAGTTCCGCGATAGTCAGACCCTCGGCAGCGGCTCGGGCTTCAAGGTCCATCTCCCGGTATGCCTCGGCTGCGCCATACTGAGAAACAATAAGGTCGTCAAACTTGCCCTTCTGATCCTCTGCAGCCTCAGTAGGTTCTTCCATGCCACGAGCGGCAAACGCATTCCTATACGCGATTAGGCCAAGAGCGGCGATTAGAACGCTAATACCGCCCGTGGCGAGAGCCACAGCCACGCCCATCTTATTGAAAGCAACCGTCAGACCAGAAACGGCAAACGCGGCACTTCCGACGGCGATAAGGAACGGCCCAATCGCAGCGACAACAAGGCCTGTCTGAATAAGGAACTCCTGCTGAGCTGGAGTCAAATCACGGAACTTCTCAACTAGTTCTGTAAAGAACTCAATCATGTCCGTGACGACTGGCAGGAACTTGGCCCCTAGTTCGGTACCAGCGACCTGAAGTTCGACAAGGGCGCGCTTGAACTTGAAGGCAGACTCGCCCGCCGCAACATCGAACGCCTCGCGTGTAAGACCGGCAGCATTGGCCGTAACACCAAAGGTAGACGAGAGAGTCTGAGCGTCCGCATTGAGAATCTCAAATGCTGCTGCCGCCGCCTCCTCCGAAGACAGCAACTTACCCAGCTCCTCACGGTTACCGCCGACAGCACGGTCCAGTTCCCGCAGAGCAGCAAGCAGACCTTCGGAACGAATCGTGTCCCGAATGTCGGCCATTTCCACACCGACCTCAGACAGCACAGTCCGTGTCTGCTCGGTAGGAATAACGAACTTGCCGAACAGGGCGCGCAGCAGGTCGATCGACTGTCTGGCGTTCCCGTTTGTTCGGGTGAGCAGGGCGACCGCGCCACCAAGGTCTTCGATAGTCACCCCGGCCTGCGATGCGAACGGCAGAACACGGCCGAGAGCACCGGCGAACTGTGAAGTCTCAAAGTTTCCGGCGCGAGCCGTAGCAACCAGCACATCCGTGGCGCGAGCGGCGTCAAGAGTGCCAGCACCGTAACCATTCATCGCACCGGCAACCGCACGGGCGATGTCATTCGTTACACCAAGACCTGCGGCACCGGCCTTCGCAGCCAGCTCCAAGGCCTCCATCGCGTCTGCGCCGCGCAGACCAGCAGACGTAACAACGAACAGAGCATCAACAAGTTCTTGCGGAGCCTTGGCCGTCTCTCCAGCAAGGTCAAGAACAGCAGACTCCATACCTCGGACTTCTTCGGCAGAAATACCGACAAGGCCCGTGATCTTGCTCATCGACTGGCTGAAATCGGCCGCCATCTTGGTGACGGCAGTCGTCGCACCGATAATCGGCAGGGTGACGCTTTGCGTCATCACCGAACCGATAGTCAGAGCGCCCTGACCAAATTTTTGTGTGGCCCGAGAGACTGTGCTGAATGCGCGGCTTAGGCCATTGAGTTCATCTTCGAGATAGTCGAGTTCGCGGCGTGCGCGGCGAATGTCCTTGGCGTCAAAGGACGCACCGACATTGATGCGAATACCCTTAGCCATCAGTCACCCGCCGCGTCAAGACGCCTATTGAACTCTTTTTCGAACTTCCGAACGGTGTCTACAACGTCCTTCTCAATCTTATCCCCACCGTAACGGTCGAACGCCCGGTACAGGACACGGCCGGTGCCGGGAAAGTTGCGGCCAAGGTTGCCAACCATGTTCACATTCGACTTGCCCCGGCCCATCAGCTCGAATACGGCCGCAGCAGGGTTGTTCGACTGCAACTGGTACAGAGGGCGCGTCAGTTTGCCACGGCCGCGACGACCCGGCTGGCGCACCACAATCTGCTTGCGCGCCTGAATCGGATCCCACTCCAAACGCTCGTAAATCCACCTGCGGCCGTACGGCGAATACGACTCGCGCGAATACGGAGCGTGAGGCGTCTTCCAGTTCCGCAGCGGCTTCTGGAGCGGAACGAGCTCACGGGCACGGTCACGAATGGGGTTCAGGGCGGCCTTGACGGTCCGGTCCATCTCGCGGAGCAGGTCAGGTTCCAACTCGCGCATAAGACGGCGGGTACCCCGGTATCCACGAACCGTAAGTTCCCAGTCAAGCATGACGCTTCGCCGCCTTCTTCTGGTCCTTCGCACGGTCCTGAAGAACCTTCAGAATCGCACGGAAGACCTCTGGCGGGGCGTCAAGCAGGTCGTTCGGCGCGATGCCCGTGGCAACCGACATTTGCGCCACGAGCATCGTCACCCCGTTCCTTATAAAGGGGCCTCTGCGCCGTCCACGACCTCAACCGACTCCACGCCGTCCAACCAACTGTCAAACGGCTTCACCGCGACGCCAGCAGCCTGCTGAGCCTTCCAACCCAGCCAGTACATGTGCTCGACGCGCTGGTCGGCCGAGAATGCCTTAGGCATCCCGACCTTCCACTCGCGCTCGAAAGCAACCTGCACCTTCGGGCCGACCTGATAGTCGTTCGTGTCGCCGTTATGGGTTACGCGCAGGGTGAGGGAAATCACGCGGTGCCCCTCGCAACCTGCCCGACGACGGGCCACGTCACATCAGCGGTGGAGAGATCCCCGACAGCGCCGTTCAGAGCGGTCCACTCGGTGACCAGAACCGTGCCCGAGTAGCGGGGAGCGGTGCCAGCAGCCGCGACAGCGGTGCCGAACGGGGCCAGCTCGAACGAGGCGGTCCCACCAACGAGCGGCGCGATCGTCGCGTCAACCTCGCCCGTGGCGAAGTCCTGATGGAACGACAGCGAAAGGGTGGAGTCCTCCAGACCGGCGACACGGGTGCGGCCACCGTCACCGAAGGCCGTCGTCTCAACCGCGTCGAAGTTCTGCGAAATCTCGACGCTAGCGATGTGGTCGGACAGGTCAACGCCGCCGAGCACAACCCCAACGTCCGTAAGAACGATGCGTGCCATTATTCCTGCTCCTCCGGCTCCTCAGCCGAGTTGTCGTCGGTCACCGGCTGTTCCGGCTCGACCTTCTTCTTCCGTCGGGGACCATCCGGCACCTGATCGGCAGGCGTCCGCTTGCCCTGCACCGGCGCAAGGTGACCACCCTGAACCAGCGCATCAATGTTACACCCTGCAAGGTCGGCCGCACCCAGAACGGTGCCAGCAGGCCACGCAAGCCTGTTGCTCTCAACCTTCCACATCATGCGACCACCTCCACGGTGAACTGTGCAGCAAGGTATAGCGTATCGCCAACCGACATAGAGGAATAGTTGCCCATTTCCGTCACCCGGCACGTGTTCGCCACACCGCCAAGCGTCCGGTCAGCCTCAACCGCCGCCTTGATGGAGTTCGCGCCCACGATGTATCCGTCAAGGTTGTCCTGAGCAGCACGATCGTCCGCACGGCCCACGAGCAGCATGATGGTGAAGAAGAATGTGTCCGCGCCACGGTTCGCGTTCAGGTCGTAAACAATCCGCTCCGGTAGGACGATGGCGATAGGCGGCCGGGGGTAGTCCGGCACCGTCGCGGAGGTGCGCAGCCCGGAAATCGTGCCCATCGCGTCCGCAAGGCCGTCACGAATGTCGGCGAGGGAACTCATGCGAACCGAATCTTCCGGTACGGCTGAAGCAGCAGCTCAACATCCGGGTCAGCGAACCGCGACACCCGCATCGCCCCCATGTCCCCGAACCCCGCGACACCCAGCGGGGAGTCGAGACGGGTGAACAGTCGGGACGCCTGAAGGATGGTCGCCTCGTGGACCGCCTCGGGCACCTCAGGCCACCCGTAACGGGCGTACACGCGGACGGTGGCCTGCCCCCTCCACGTCGGCCAATAGCCGTCCTCAAACGGCCTCAGACGGTAGTACGGCAGGGTGATGCCATAGGTCGTCTCGTTGACCGGCTCTGCCTGCCAGTCGATCGTGCGAAGCGTCTCTGCGAACGTCCGGTCAAGGTCGTCGTCCACCCGAACCTCGGTGATTTCCACCGCGTCGTCGATAAACAGCGGCTCGAACGTGCCGGTGGGGATGTAGTCCCGGTAGGTGACGGCGGTTCCGGCGGCCTCAAACGAACGGTCGCACCATCCGTCAATCCACGCGGACGCCGAGTTCAGAGCAGTCTGAAGCAGCGCGTTATCCACATTGTCGTTGATGCGGAGAGCGGCCTTCAACTCGTCCACGGTCGCATAGATAGCCATCAGAAACCTCCGGGCCGGAGCAGTCTACAGCCTTGCCGCCGAGATACGGCCTGCGTAAATAATCTGCGCCTGCGGGAAGAACTCTTGCAGAATGTCCCCACCGCCGGGAAAGTCCTCCACAACATAGACGCTGCCGGGGTTCATTAGCGGGCCGATGAGCCGGACCGTGTTCCGAATGGCATCGGCCGTGTGGGGTCCGTCGTCTATGAACAGGTCGATGCCCGGAAGGTCGGCGAGGAAGTCCGTGTCGTCGCCGTAGGCGTCCCACTCGTGCAGGATCGGCTGATTGTAGGTGAACGCCCCACGAGCGACGAGCGTCTGACGGTGCTCCTTGAACCGCTCAAAGTCCAAATCCAGTCCGACGACCATCGCCTCGAGGAACAGGTCGCACCACATGGCAAGGGACACGCCCCGGAACACGCCCAGCTCGACGACCATCTGCGGCTTCAGGTCTTTCAGCAGCGCCGCGTAGACGTGGGCGTAGTTGTTCCGGTCCGGTGCCATCTTGTCGCCACCGAGGTTCCACGGAGCATGGGGATTCTTATCCTTCGGGGAGAACACTCCACGGCCCTGCTCCACGGCCGGGGCAAACTTCTTTTCTAGTTCTACGAGGCGTTCAGCGTCCATTCCCAGAACCTCCTTCCGGCTCCTGACACGAACTCGGCGACCGCATCCGGCCCACGGACCGGAACCCTGCCACACAGCTCGTTCGTCACAATCTCACAGCCCGCAATCTCCGCCTCAATCACGGCCCGAGGGCACGGGTCGATGATGTTCTTCGGAAGGTGCACGAACCAGCGGGCCTTCGCCATCTCCGCCAGCACTGTGTCCCGATCAGCGTCCGTCACGCCACGGAAGGGGATGCCACGCTCCTCAGCCCACTTTCGCGCACCATCCGGGTTCTTATGCCAGATGTTCCGCCCAGCCCACAGCGCCACATCCTCCTTCACACCGTCACGGGGGATACGGCTCACATCCATCGGGGCAGGGCAAATCTCGTACGGCAGGTCAAACCACGAATGCCAGCGCGCACACTCGTTAGACGGCCACACCATCAGACGGGCCGCACGGAACATCTGCATCCGCCACGACTCCTGCGGCGAGCGGACCCACACGACCGGCCGGTACGGAACCACCTTGTCCTGCATCTCGGCAGACAACGCCTCCGTAGCGCCGACCACGATCAGGTCGTACTCGTCAAGGTCAGGGAGCGGCAGCGGCAGATGGTGGCGGACGACCTCAACGCCCTCAGGAGCCTGCGCAAGCATCTCCTCCGTGGACATCTCTGCCCCGCCCGCATAGATGCCGGGGAGTAGTCCTGCACGCTTCGGCTGCGGGGTAGAAGCCGCAAACTGGTGAGAAAGCCAAAGAAGTCTCATGCGGCACCGTCCAGCAGGGGAACCCACCCCTCGTTGAACACCTTGTCCGCCGCATACTGCTTCGTGAACTCCACAGCCTTCTCCGACACCTTGTACGGCCCACGCTCGTACGCCTCCTCCAGCGCACGCACAATCGAATGGACCATCGGCGTAGCAAACCACTCCAGCTGCGTCGGATTCCATTGCGGCTGAACCTCAACGACCCACCCGTCGCCGACCAGCTCCGGCTGCGCGGAAAAGTTCGAGACGATCACCGGCGTACCGCACGCCTGCGCCTCCAAAACCGGCAGGCCGAACCCCTCGCCCGCAGTCGCCGACAGCAGCACGTCCGACCGGGAGTAGATAGCAGCCATCGTGTCGTCAGACACGCCCATCCGGTGCTCGTACTGGTCAACGAGACGGACCTTGTGATGTGGCACCCCAGCGGCTTTCAGCAGCGCCCCAAGGTCGATGCCGTGGCCCGAACCAGACATGTCCGTGTGCAGGTAAAGGACCACATCGTCCTTGTCGGCAGCAAAGATTGAGAACGCAAGGATGTTCTCGCCCCACGCCTTCCGCGACGGCAGCACACCCTTGTTCGCGTTCGGGATGGTCACGACGAACTTGTCGGGCCACGGGTCACGGTCAAACTTTGACGGCTCCCAATGCTTCTCCAGCGCGTGCGGAATGTAAACGTGGTCAATGCCCTTCGCGTCCAGCGCCGTAGAACCGTGCTTAGACATGGCAACAGGCGTCACGTTGTCACGAACGAGCCACTTCTCGACCGACGGCGGGACACCGTTGTGGTCGATAGGAACCCACGACCAGATCGTGTCAATGTCTGCCAGTTTCGGGTTCGCAAGCACCCACACATCGCACAGGGTCGCCAGAACCAGCGGACTGTCGTCCTGAATCTGCACATCCCGGTAGTGCGGGATGATGACGTCCTGCGACCACGCATCGTAACCCTGCGGATAGACAGGGATGCCGTTCCACTTGCCGATGCTGTTCAGCTGGCCGAAGTTCGCGTGGACGGACGTCGGATGGCCGCGCTTCTTCAGGCGGCGAAGAACCTGCGCAGACTGGGTGCCATACCCAGTCCCCATCGCAGGATGATTAGAAAACCAATGAACTCGTGGACTACGCGCAGGCTTTCCCACTTATCTTCCTATTGTCACGCGCAGGGACGCAGGTACCGGGGCGGGTCAGCCCTGCGCTGCCGACCCGCCCCGGACCGTGCTATCAGCTACCGCCAGCGAAGTACTTGACGTTCGCGGACTGGCCGAGGTCACCCCAGACGCGCATCGAAACACGCCACACGACCTCATCCGTGTCGAACGCGAAGTCGTCCGAACGGGCCACCTCGATGCCGCCGACCTGACGGACGTGGTACGAGGACATGTCACCGTAGATGACCGACTTGTTGCCAGCGCCGATGGCCGGAGCAAACGGGTTCTCAACGATCCGCTCGCCGAGGATGCGGGGCTCACCAGCAGCGCCGTACTCGAACAGGTAGCGGCCGTCGCCGTCCTTCAGCTTACGGACCGCGCCGAGGGTCGCACGGCTCATCTGGAGCGCCGTCGCCGGACGCGCCGCAACAGCCGAGTCAACCGAGTGGAGCAGGTCGATCAGGTCGTCAGCGGTGAACGCGCCCGTGGCGGTGCCACCCGTGACACCCGAACCGGCGGCGGAGAAGATGCCGTTCGGCTCGACCGTGCCGGTGCCGACCGCGAGCAGGTCGTTGACCTTGTACCCGACAGCCTCACCAGCCTGACGTGCGAGGTAGGGGACGAGCGGGATGCCGCTGTCCTCGATGATCTCGCGCGAGGTCTTCAGAAGAACGCCCACCTTCTGCGACTTCAGGGTGAAGGACTCGCCCGTCGGGTTGGAGACGGCGAACTGCGCACCCTCGGCCGTGGCCGTGGCAGCGGAGAACGCGGTCTGGCGCGGAACCTTGATGTCGTTACCAGACGCGGTGTTCAGGATGGTGTAAAGGCCGGACTCGAACGCCGGACCCGTGTACCGGAGGATTTCCTGAATCTGGTCGTAGAAGCCCTGCGGGACGAGCTCAGCGTCGGCGCTGGTGCTCATCGGCGTGGACGTGTTCCGCGTCTCGAAGACGTGGCCGCGAATCTCGCCGGTCAGAAGGCTCCGAAGGATGTCGTTGTCCGTGGTCGTCTCGACACGGGGCTCCACAGTCGGAACCTCGATGCGAGCCTCAGCCGCACGCGCCTCGCGCTCGGCGTCCTCACGGAAACGGTTGATGGACTCGTCGTAACGGTCAATGTCAGCGACGATGCGGTCGTACTGCGCCTGCTCCTCACCCGAAAGGTCACGGGCCTCAGAAGCAGCGGCGTCGAGAAGGCTCTTGGCCTCCTCCCACGCACGGTTACGCAGCTCGACCTGACGGTCAATGTAGTGCTGCATGTGTCACCCCCGTAGGGACTAGAAGGAATGTTTTGTGGCTTCCGCGTGGGTAGCGGCAAGCGGTCCGCGTGGGTAGCGGCACATAGAAAAAGGTTACCGTCAGAGGAAGCGAATCACCACTTCTTCGCAAGCAGATCAACCTGCTTCTGCTTCAGCCCAAGAAGGTCAGACTTCGCCTCGTCCTGCTTAGGCTGCGGTGACGCATCCTTGATAGCGGAGATGAGCAGTTCAGCCTTCGCCGGATCAAGGTCTTCACCTTCGGCAAGCGCGTCGATTGCTTCGGTCAGTTCGTCCACGGCGATGCCGGTGCGCTCAGACAGCTTCTCCAGCGACCGGACAGCAGCCTCAGTCTGCGGATAGGCAGGGAACCCGGTGACGACGGACACCTCGTGAAGGTTGATGCCGGTGAGGGTCCGCTCCATCCCGTCGCCAGACCACTTATCGCCGCCACGGGGCACCGTAAAGCCGAAACTCATGGTGGAAACGACGCCAGCGTCCATCAGGGCCTTCAGGTCGCGTGCGGCGGAGGTTTCTGGCAAATCAGCCTCAACCCGAAGCCCAACCTCGTCCTCAGACAGTCGGAGGGTGCCGGAACGCTTTGATGCGAGCACCATGTCGGAGTTGTGATTGATGTAAAGGCGAACGTCCTTGGACCGCTGGCGGAGGGACTTGCCGAACGCGCCGGGAGCGATGCGCTCGGTGAACGGGAGCGGCTCGGACGGGACGTTGAACTTTGCGGCGTAGCCGACGAACGTGTTGCCGTCGCCCTCGGCGCGAATCTCGCCCTCGAACGAACGGAACTCTGCCTTCGACCCCTTCGCACGAGGCTCCACGGGCGTCACCATCATCACACTCCTGTCCGCCTTCACCTGCTCAGCTTTGCGATCAAACCAAGCGACTGCATCAGAGTACCTAGCGCCCGTTGGGATACCCCATAGTAGGTGAGCGACCGCTCCGGGCGTGGGATAGCCGTCCTCGTCGGGGCGCGCGCCGTCTGCGTCAAGGTCGGGACGGTGCCGTGCGGCCCACGCCGACGCGCGGACAACCTTGTCCTCTGAAATCTGACCTTCGGCCATCAGACGCGCCTCACGGACCGTGCGGGGGACGACTCCATCACCAGACAGACCTTCCTCGTGATACTCCAACCCCTGACGGGCCGCCGCACGGATGTATCCCGGCGGTGACAGGTCTACGTCGCGGTTCTCCAGCGACCGGGTGGACTTCGGGTGGCCGGACGGCAGCAGGTCGTTGTCCGTTATGTATTTGGCGTTCTCCGGCCTGCCGTTCCGCAGCAGGTACAGGTAAGCGTTGACGCGGGCCATCGCCCACGCACCACGAGACACGCCCGGACGGTGCGACGTCGAATACGCCCCCGCCCCACGCCGGTAGACGGCGGCGAGTTGCCCGTAGGTCGTGCGGGTCCAGCGGGGCTTGTCCTGCTCGCTCATCTTCTCGTTGTGGTCCTTCACCTTGTTCCGAAGCGCCGTCTTTGTCGCCTCAGACAGGGTGATGTTCCCCCCCGGTCCCGAAGCGGAACCCGGCTCGTTCTCGTCAGAACCCTCAATCTGGTCCTCGGGCGGAGCAGGCTCGTCACGCTGCTCGCGGCCCTGCCACGCATTGCAGTACCAGCCGCCCGCGACATACTCGTCCCACTTGGTGCACATCGCACGGCCGTCCGGCGCGACGTCTTCCTCGTTGAAGAAGACGCAGTTGCCGCAGGCGCGGCCCTCCGGCACGTCGCTGGACGTGGCAGGCCGGTAGGCGTCCGGCAGGTCACGCTCTCCTTCGTAGCTGCTCCCCTCCGACTGTGCGATAGCAAGCGCCTGATCGATAGCGCCCTGCTTCGTGTCGTGGCAGCCCATTACCTCGCCGTCGTCCTTGACGGTTGCCCACCCGGAGCAGTCCGCAGCCTCATCCGTGATGTAATACGGCATCAGTCGTCCTGTGTAATCGCAAGAAACGACACTACATGTGTCGCCTTTGATGAGACGACGTAGAACCTGTCCAGCGGCCCCGCCTCAAAGATTGCACGCTCGATCTTGTTGACCTGCATCCCCGTCGAAGCGGTAACGCCGGGACCGCCGACGAACAGCGCGTCGCTATTGTCATTATTGTGCAGGTGAAGCGTCCACGCCATGTTCGAACCCGCAGGAACCTGCACGGCGGCAGTTCCGATAGTCAGCTTTCCGCTACTAACCGGCATCTTCGTCCTCCTGCCCATCCTCTGGTGGAGCCTGAACCTGAACCGACGGCAGCCCGAACGAATCCACATCAATGTCGAGCAGTTCCGCAATCGAATCAGGCGTGTAACCCGAAATCGCAAGCGACTGTGCGACACGCGCCTTCTGCTGCATCGACACCAGACCGGCGTCCGTCAGCGGAATGTTCTGAAGCGGAACGCGGTACTGGTCGCCATCCTCCACCGGACCCATGTCCTCCAGACGGCGCACATCGTTCACCGACATGAAACCAGCCAGCAGCGCCGTATTGTACGACGAGTAGCGGGTCGCCAGATCAGCGCGGACGATGGAAGACATGTTGAACTTGATGAATGTGGACGGGTTCTCCAGAAGCTGCTGGAAGTGGTCTTCAATAATCTGGACGTACGGCTGGATGGTGTGCTGGCGGAAGAACAGCTGCTGCTGCTCGATGCTGGCGAACGCCATCGCCGCGTTCTCCGACACGCCGAGCATGAATGGCGGCACGCGGAAGATGCGGGCAATCTCCTCAACGGCAAACTTGCGTTGGTCAACGAGCTGCGAGTTCGTCGGGTCTACGGTCAGCGGGTTGAACTTCCCGCCGCCCCAGAGCATTCCGACACGGTGGGCGCGGCGAGGCCCCTGATGCACAGAGTTCCACGTCTCCCGAATCTCCTTACGCTGCTCCGGCGAGAGCTTGTCGGGGAACTCCAGCACACCCCCGGCGTACGCGCCGTTTCCGAAGAACTGCGCCGCATACTCCTCCAGAGCCAGCCCAAGACCGAGCGACTCCTTCGCCTGCTCGATACGGGACACGCCACGGAGTTGTCCGGGCATCAGCATCTCGGTGACGTGAAGCATGTCGTCAGCCGCAACACGCCGGTTCTCCGCAACGATGTAAACCTTCCGGCCGTTCTCCTTCTCAACCCGAACCTGCTTCGGGTTCAGCGGCGTCAGTTCCACAATCTCGTTGCCGGAACGGGTGATGAGCACGAATGCGTTGCCGTCAAGCAGCAGGGAAATCATCACCTGCTTCCAGAACGTGGTCGGCGGCATCTCCATCGACGGGCGACCGACCCATCCGTCCTTCGGCCGGTACGGGAACCGCTGCCCGTCACGGCGGATGAACTGGTCATACGGAAGGGTCGAAACGGTGTCAGAGATGAGACGAACACAGGCGTAGACGGCAGACAGTTTCAGGGAAGTGTCTTCGTTGACCGTCATGCCGGACGCGGACGGCTTCTCAAACAGCATTCCCGACCCGAAAAGGGTCTGGTAAGCGCCGCGACGCTCGAAAAGATTACTCAGCACTCTGGCTCCGTTCAATCGCCAGTCCGAACGCCAGCACGCCCACACCGAGCGTCAGCACGCCAGCCGCAGGCGCGACCATAAACGCACCGACCGCCAGCAAAAGCATACCGAACACCTGTAGCACGGTCCCTATCACAGCCACTCCATTCCAACATCAACCTCGGGCTGCGACGCATGGTACGCAGCACGGTTGTACGCGATAACAGCCGCGATCGCGGCGTCAATCTTGCGGGGCGAAGACTTGTCCTCTTTCGTGATGTACGCGCCCTGAGCGGTCTCCTTCAGCACCGCGTTCCCGATGTGCCGGGACAGTCCCAAATGCCCATCGTGGGTAAGGCCTTCGCTTGACGCGGCCTGATAGAACGACGAGCAGGCGGCCGCCATCCGCTTACGGACGAACGTGTTGAACGCCAGCACCCGATCCTCGCCGTACTGTTCCATCCAGCGGTTCAGCTGCTGCGACCAGTACGGCGGGTCTGCGGACATCTCCACGACCTCGAACCGGCGGAACGCCTCGTGAACGGTCGCCTCCACCTCATCATGGTCCACCGTCCATTGCACATTTCCGCCCGGATGCTCCCACAGGCCCAGCACGAACAGGTGCGGCACAGGCTCAACGGTCGCGGCGACGAGAGCGGTGGAGTCGCCCGAGTAGGAACCGTCGAAGCCGAGGACGACACGCGATTTGTCGGCGATCTGCTGCTCGGTTTGGAGCGTGTCCCACAGGCCGGGTGGCAGCCACCGTTCCTCGTCCGGTTCGACCCACATGTTCAGGTGGTAGCGGCAGAACTCGTGCAGCGGCACTTCGTGGTAGCGGCGCATCAGGTCGTCAATCCGCTTCCACGACTCGGGGTTGGCCGAGACCAGCGCCTCCTCCCGCACATCCTCGTTGGCAAGGTCGTCAAGGTTGACGGTCGGTTCACGCCACGAGAACAGCATCCCCGGATCGTCCACCTCCCCCGACTCAACCTTCTTCCCATACTCGTATAGGGTCAGGCCGACCGACTGCTGCTTCGGATTCCCCGCCGTCGTAATGCTGAGCGACCACGCCCCCTCGCGCTTCGCCAGCCCGTTCTCCAACACCAGATGCACACGGGCCTTGTTCCCCGTCCACTCGTGAACCTCGTCAGCGACCACGAATGTGGGACGCAGCCCGTCGTTCGTCCCCGCGACCGCAGGCACCCGCTTCAGCACCCCCGGCTGCTCCACCATCTGAATCTCGTTATCAAAAGTCTGGAAGAAGTCGTTGAGCGGCCCCTCGGTGATGCAGGCGCGAGCTGCCGTGAACAGCAGGTCGGCCTGCTCGTACGACGCAGCACCACACACCACGAACGGGTCCACGACCGGACGGCCACGAGCCATCCCGTCCTCATCCCAATGCGAGAACCTGACCGGCCCCGCCATCTCCGCGATCGCCACCCACGCTGCGAACTCGGTCTTCCGCGAGCCCTTCGCAAGACCGCGCACCGCACGCCGAACCAGACGCTTCCCGTCCGCATCCACCTCGTAGGCCCACAGCAGGAACCTGCGCTCCTCCGCCGTCAACTTGACAGGCTGACCAAGAATGTCCCCCGGCCCATGCACACACAACCCCTCGATGAACGTGATCACGTCCGGCCCGAGGGAGAACTTAGGCTTCGGCCTCATCCCACACCTCATCGACCGTCACAGGACGCGACGCCAACCGCT